CCCATGCGTTCGCCGGATTTGGAAATGTCCTTTGCCGCACGATCCATCTTGTGCTTGGCCTCGCTCAACCCGGAGTCCATCCCCTTGGAATCCACCCCCAGCTTTGCCATCACCGTCGTGCTCATGCGGCCTCCTTCTGATTAAGTTTGCGGAGGAACTCACCGACCACCTTGGACGATTTACGATTGATAAGCGCCGCCCTGGATCCTCCCTTTGCAATGTGCCGCAGCCGGAAAAGCTGAAACACGAAAGCGACCTCCAGTCCGAGGATTTCCGAAATCGGCCATGAGTATTCCGAAGCAATCGCATCCACCATGACAGCCGCGGAACTCGCAATGGGAGCCGAACCGCTGGAATCCGCACTCCCGGCCGGCGCATCCATGAACGCATCATCTATAAAGCCGTTGATGCCCTCGATCATGTCCTCCGTGGAACGGCCTTTTAAGCGCGCCATGATGCCCTTATTTCTGCGCCTGAGCTTGAACCGCTCCCACCACCCCGGCCCCGGCTTGCGATAATCCACAGACTGAAGGACGAGGAACCGCAGGCAATCCATCCGCGATATGAACCCGCCGGAAACAAAGGGACTTTTGATCGCTTGCAGGTGGATCAGATCCAGCACCGTAAACGGCCGCACCTCTATGCCGCACACGTCCGCTCCAATGCCCAGGAGCACAGACGACCGCACGGCCTGTTCCGCCTCAACCGCTTCCTTAAATCCGGGAATGTCTCGGAGGTTCATTCGTCCTCCCCTCCCGTATTAGGGCGCCGGAGTGTTGATCCGCTTCCGGAAGGAAATGTTGCACTTCGTCTCGGCGTCCTGAGAGAAGGCCTGCCCGACCTGCGAAACGAGGAAGTAAACCGCAGTTCCGCCGATGGTCGTGATCTGGAAGGCGTCTCCGATTGCCGGCAGTGTGGTGGCGCTGCTCGCGAGCTGGAGGGTTGCGGTCCCGGTCACGAAGCCTTCCACGATCACCTGTCCACTCGGGACTCCGTATTCGTCCTTCTGTTCGATGACAGTGGATGGAGCGTCGATTGAAATGTTTTCGGCCACATAGGACACGGCGTCGATGGAAACCACCTGACTACCGAACACAAGGCCGCCGTCGTTTTTAGTTCCAGCTGGGTCGGGCATAACTCAAAAGCACATGTCAACTCGGCCACGCGTCCGTCCGGATGGACACGATGAAATCAAACTGCACCGCGGAAACGTCCGTCTCGTCATCATCCCCGATTGAGCGGTCAGTGCCGTTTTCCTGGATCATGGTTAGCGCGTGGTATGGGAGCACCGAAACGCCGAACCTGTCTTGGAAGTACTGCGCCGCCAGCCGCACCTTCGCCACCAATTCACCGTGCAGATCTGGCTGATCCTCGACGCGCTTTGTTTTGACCTGCACCGTCATCGTCCCCGACCAGGCGTCCAACGTGAACAGCCCCGGTGCGTACTCTCCACGGTGTCCAGTTACCGCAGATAGAACAGCCTGCACGTCCACCCGCGGGATCGTCAGTGTGTCCTCGTCCCGGCTCTTGAATGTAGTGATGCCGTCCGCCTCGAGCACCGTTTGCCATGCGGCCTCCAGTGCGTCCTCTACTCGGAAAAGCGTTTGCAGGTCTGGTGCGCTCATGTCGTGGTTGTGGTTGTTCCCTCTGTAACGAAAACCCCTGGGTAACGTGCGGCCCGTTTTTTTGCGTCCTTGAAGACTTCTCGGTTCACGTCCGTTGAAAATGCTTTGATCCTTGCACGGATTGCGGCTTGGAGGATGACCGCGGCGAATCCGTTTTCAGTGAGATTCTTGTAACGCTGTTTCATCACGAGGTAGGCATCATGCATTGTGAAGAACTCTTTCCCCTCGGTGTTCCGGTACACCCGCTTGGATGTGGACTTCGCTTTGTAGACGTAGGCCGGCGCTTTGAGTATGTAGTCCACGCCGAACACCTTTGCGATTTCAAGCCACGTCTGCTTCGACACCCCGCGCGCGCCCAGAATCTTTTTCGCCATCGCCTTCATCCGCGGAGCAATGCGATTGACGGCCTGCGTGTATCGGTTCCACACCTCATTCGGGAGCCGCCACTCGTTAATCGGGTACACCGTCGGCAGATCTGTCTTGGGACTGTAGTCCTTCCAGAACCGCATTTTGGTCTTTGTCCCGATTATCAAAGCGGATCCGTCGCGCAGCGGGAAATATCCTCGTTCTAAATTTCCAACTTTCTTTGCCCTGTTGCGAAGTTTTGTTGGGTTGGCTGCCTTGGTCTTGCTCATGACACGCTTGAGCACCGCCCCGGATTGTAGCCGTATGACTTCCTTAAAGTCCTTCCCGCTCATTTTCGCCAGGTCTTCACAAAGAGCCTTGAAGCCCATTGTGTTCATTTCGACAGTGAGTTCCATCAGCGCGGGACAGCGGGGGGTTGCTCCTCTTTCAACATCAGCTTAACGCAAGGTTCGTCCGGGTCGTCGTCAATCTCCACCACCCGCACCCACTTGCCCGCGAGTTGAGCCGTAGACCGCAGAGCAAGTCCGAGTCGCACCTGTTCCGTCCGCAGCATTTCAATCGTGCTAGAAAAGTCGCCGAAGAATCCGCTGGCCTGCATCGCGCGCGTCTCGTTCAACGGCGTCACAACGCACTTCGCCGACAACGCGTTCCGGGTGATCAGGGATCCGCACTCGTTCGCGACCTCCTGAAAACCCGCCTGCATAAGATCAAAGAATTCTCCCATTGGTGTTCTCTAGTGAAAGGGGGGAGCGCCCGTTAAGACACTCCCCCCCAAGTTCAATCAGGCTTTGCCTTTGTCAGACCTTGGCCTTCTTCGCTGCCGGCTTGCTTTCGACCTCGGAGACACAGAACGCCTTTCGACGCATCCTCCCCATGATCGTGTCGCACAGCCAGACTTCCTCAAACGCTTTGCCGTCCGCGGTCCCGCCATCCTGAACGATGGAGGAAAACCGCTTCTTTGCCGCGCTCAAGTCGGAGGGTTCGCCCAGGAGCGTTGCCTGCCCCTTACGCAGTCCCAACACCATTGCGAAGTTGGCCATGCGATTAGGCTGAGACGATACGCTTGAGGCCCGCAGCGATGCCAACGGCCGAACCGTAGCAGCATTCCCAGACCTTCTTCTTCACGCCGCTGTCGGTGTCGTACCACTCCCGCACGCCGATCGTGATGCCAGTGGCGGCGTCGGTCAGGGATTCCGCGCGGATGTAGGCGCCGGGTTCCTGGGGAGCGAGGTAGCGGATCGCAACGGCGAGAGCCGAAGGATGCACCGCGAAGCCGACGAGGTTCTCACCGTTGGCCGGGATGATCGTGCTCTTGTACATGTCGAAGCCAGCAAGCCGTGGGATCTTCGCATTGTGGAGGGGATCGGTGTTGCCGTAAGCGTTGAACACGGTGACGGTCTGATCCTTCAGCAGGTTGGCGAAGTAGGTTTCCTTCACGACCAAGGCGCGCATGTCCTCGGGCATGTTGGCGGTATCACACAGACCAGCGAGGGTCACGACCGAATCCACGTCGAACGCGGTGGCAGCGCCGGTGAAAGCAGCAGCGCCGAAGTTCGCCAGGGTGATGTTCGCCATGATGTCCTGCACGACTTTCTTTCCGAGCTGGAAGCCCTTCTGCTTGCCGTACAGTTCAAGGTTGAGCACCGAGGAGGAAGCGACTTCCACATCGGACAGACCGCCCGAAACGTAGACGGGTTCGCCGAGGGTGATTTCCACCGCGTCGGAGTCGTTGTCCTGGATGACGTAGTTTGCCGAAGCAACTTTCGTCAGAGCCGCATCCTGAGCGGACACCCGCGGGATGCTGATTTTGTCGCCCTTGCGGACGGCATCTGCGTTGAAGGACGTGGTGAACGCCTGAAGGGGGAGAAGCGCCGCGACGAAGCCGTCGAGCACCCCCTGAGAGATGACATCATCATTGATGCCCTGGATATCATTTGCCATAGGTAGTGGTGGGTTACTTGTTGGTTTTCGCCGCCGCGATCAACTCGTTGCGGTGTTTGCGGACAAACGCAAGCCGCTCGGCCGCGCTGCCCTTCTCAGTGAGTTCTTTGTACTCGCTCAGAAGATTTTTCTCCGGTTTCCCGGTGGAGATTGGTTCAGGGCTGGCGCCCAGTGCAATCGGAGGATGTCCAGCCGTTGCGACGATGTGAGCGGCTTTCGCATTCACCGCTTTCCGCTCGGCTTCCAACTGCTCTTTCAAGGATGCGACTTCACCAGCGCGCGCCTCGGACAGCATCACCGCGGAGTCCAGTGCGGCTTTCAATTCGGCGATGTGCGCGTTGAGTTTAGCCTGCACATCCAACAGGGAAGCCACCGCGTCAACGGATGCCTGGGGTTCTGCGGAAGGTGCTTCAGCTTCAACGGATTCAACCGCAGCTTCATCTGCCATGATCACAACCGTCGGCGCTTCGTCCACCAGCACGGGTTCCTCAACAACGGCTTCAGCCGCGGGTTCGTTCGTTTCCATATTCGATTCCTCCTGCGTCTTTTCGTGCTCTGCGTATTTCGCCGCGGCCCATTCCATTGCACGTTCAGAGTCGGCTTTCGGCCAGCCACCCCACAGCGCGTGTGCGACCATCCCAGGCGTCGGCTTTTCCTCGTCCCCGGTCACGCCGTCCAAGTCGCCCATGTGCCGCGCGAACCATGCCGCCATCCGCTGCGCTTTGTCCGGTGACACCATCGCTCCGCCCGCAATCGCCCGAGCTTCGCGAACCGTGGCAGGCGCCAGACCATCGCCGGCAAAACCCTTGTCGAACCACTCGAGGCCTTTGCGGAAATTTGCGCGCATCCACTCAGGCGCCGGCCATGGATTCGCAAACCGCATTGCCTCCCGTGGTGCGTTGGCGCTGATCTTGGAAAAGTCGACATGCGCCGCGGCTTCCATCCCGTCAAAGATTTCATCCGCCAGCCCGAACGCCACAGCTTCTTCCGCATTCAGCCATGTCTCCGCGTCCATCGCCGATGCAATCACTTCCCTCTCCTGACCGCTCCGGTCTGCGTAAATCGAAACGAGCGAGTCCTTCAGCTTGTCCAGGATGTCCGCCTGCTTCCGCATATCCGAGGCTTCACCGCTCGTCTCGCCCCACGGGTTGTGAATCATCAGGAATCCGTTGGACGCAATCTTGATCGGTTTGCCTGCCATCGCAATCACCGAGGCCATGGAAGCCGCAATGCCGTCGACGTACACCGTGACACCGCCGGGATGCGTCCGGAGCGCGTTGAAAATTGCGTGGCCTTCAAACACGGATCCGCCTGGGGAGTGGATGTGGAGGTTGATGTGCTGGCTTTTGCGCTGGCTCAGTTCAGCGATGAACTCCGCAGCACTCGCGCCC